TATTACTTATGATGAAAGCATTGACGAATTATCTAGTAGAACAAAGGACTTAGAGAAATTTGTTTTAGGTTTAGAGGACTTTATTATATCCCTAGAAGATAAGGTGGCTCTACTTATAAGGCCATTAGAAACTACTGAACCACCCCTTGCAGTTGAAGAAGCTGTACCAACTCCAACTCCAACAGTTGTTGAAGAGGTAACAGCAGAACCTACTGAAATAATAAAGGACTCGTGGCAAGAGCCTACCTTTATTAGCTGTGTAGATGATAGACTTTCTAAACCTTCTACTAAAACTTTAGTAAGAGCTTTGGAGAAAGCTAGATCGGTAGGAACTTTTGAGTTTGATGTTACTTATAATGTGGCCTTTGATGGTACTGTTAATAACATTAGAGTAGAAGATGGAGTACCAATGGACATTCAAAGGATTGCTACTAGGCATGTGAGTAGGTTTACATACAGCTCGGCAAGGGTTGGAGCAAACGATTGTGTCTATGCCATGAAGCTAACAGTTAATAGTTAATCCTGGTAAAGACTTTTAATTTACTAATTACTTTAGTATAATCCGAATCGTGACAGAAGAAATAGAGAAAGGAGATGTAGTGAGGTTTAATCCAACTCAGTATATTTTTGAAAAAAGATTAACGAACAGAGGGTGGGGAACTCTTTGCGGTCATTATCATTATAGAGTGATTACTCTTGGTCGCAAATGGGCAACCCTCCGACTTGTCTCACGAAATACTAGGAAGCTCATGCCGATTGAAGTTTGGGAAGATATATCTAAGCGAGGAGACTTCGCTAAAATCGTAGATGGTCAAGCTGTTTATATAAATAGGAGTTAATATGTTTAATAAGTCCTTAATAATAAATGACAATCAACTTAGGAAGCTGACTACGGAAGCTTATAAAGAATGTTATGAATTAAAGATACCTTATTCAGTTGATAGAGATGATGCTGATGCTATGTTTACATTATCTTTTCCAAGTGAAAATGCGTATAAGGATTTTATGACTTACATATATAAACCTTTTTTACGATCAGAAGATACAGAATGATTACACCTCACGATACCCTCCGAAAATTATTCTGTGCTAATTCTATTAGCTCTAGTTCAAGGGAGTCTAGAATCTTCATAAAACTCCCACAGTTACTACTCAAGAGTTATCGGTCTTTTGCATGGAAAGCACAGTTTCATACCGATATAAAGCTAAAGGAAACTGAAAAAAAGATGTCAGCAATAGAGTGCGAGAAGGTTATCTCTATTTGTGACCTTAAACTACTAGACCTTCAAGTGTGGCTAAGTGCTAAGTATACGAATGTTAGTATAATACTCAGGCGACTAACCTTAGTCACACACTTTACTTAATAAATATAGGAGAAAACAATATGTTGCTAAGTGGTAAAGCAATGTGGGCCTCGATAACCTCACCAGGAATAACGAAGTTCCCACCACCTAAGTATTCTTTAGATTTAGTTCTCGATGATGAGACTGCCAACAAGTTAAAAACTGAAGGCTTTAATGTCAGAGATGATAAAGAGTACTCGCCTTTTATTACTATTAAAAGGGAAGTAAATAGGAAAGATGGTAGTGCTAATGCAGTACCTAAATTAGTTGATGCTGATAAAAATCCTTTAGATTGTAAGGTAGGTAATGGTTCAGATGTAACTGTTCAATGTAGACCTTATGATTGGACATTTGGGGATAGATCAGGTAGAAACTTAGACTTACAAGCTGTTCAAGTAAACAACTTAATTGAGTACGAAGGTACTTCTATTGATGGAGAAGAGCTTGGACTTGATGATAACGAAGAAACTGAATTGGAGTTTTAGAAATGACAGAAGAAACTGTAGAACAGAAACCTTTTATAACTATTGACGATGTGCAAATAAATATTGAAGACTTACCTGAAGAAGGACAAGGAGTTTTCGGTAGGTTGCAACGATTAAATCAGAAGAAAGCTAATATCGTTTTAGACTTGGAAGAAATCCAAGCAGGTATTAACTTCTTTTCTAATAGAATCGTAGACATTGTTAATGAAGATAGTTCCTCTACCATAAATGGTGAAGGGGAAGAAGAATCTAGTACTGAGTCTGAAGAAGATTCAGAGTAGATGTGTGTGCCGAGAAGGTAAAACTTCTCTTGTCGAAACGAGGGGGTAGTATACTCTGCCCTCTCAACAAGGAGGCTTTATGTCATCAAACGGAGTAGCTAAAACTCATCAGTCTTGTCCTGTCTGTAAACACAAGAAGTGCTTAACAGTTTTCACTAATGGTACTGCTTGGTGTCATAGTCATAATGTTGAAGGAGACTCGCCTTTTAAATATAACCAAGAAATCATTGAAACTAAGGCTGAAATAAACTTATCTAAACCTGATGCTTCTAAGTATGTTTTCGGAGCATTAACTGATAGAAGTATATCTGAAGATACGGCTCGTAAGTATGGAGTTAAAGTTGTCTACAACCATGAAGGTAGGGTAGTTGAACACATGTACCCTTACTACTCTGAGAATACTTTAACAGCTTCAAAGATTAGGACAGTAGCTACTAAAGATTTCAGATGGACAGGAACTCAATCTGAAGTAGGTCTATTTGGAGAGAATCTTTTTAAATCAGGCGGTAAGTTTCTTACCATTGTTGAAGGCGAATGTGATGCTATGGCTTCTTATCAACTAATGGGATCGAAATGGCCTGTAGTTTCAGTTAAAGGTGGAGCAGGAAATTCAGTTAAAGATGTTAAGAATAGTTTAGAGTTTGTAGAAGGTTTTGATTTTGTAGTTATTTGTTTTGATAAGGACAAGGCAGGTCGAGAAGCTTCTAAGAAAGTAGCACGAATACTTAAACCAGGAAAGGCGAAGATAATGACTTTACCTAATGGCTTTAAAGACCCTAACGATATGCTTAAAGCTAACGAACATCAACAATTTATGCAGTCCTTTTGGGATTCTAAAGTATATACTCCTAGTGGAGTTATAAACATATCTGAATTAAGAGATAAGTTTCATAACAGAGAGCATAAAGAAAGTGTGCCTTACCCTTGGCAAGATTTGAATCAGAAGCTTTATGGTTTACGACAAGGCGAACTTGTAACACTTACAGGAGGCACAGGTCTAGGTAAGTCTTCAGTTACTCGTGAACTTGAACATCATTTAATAATGAATACAACTGATAATGTAGGTGTGATAGCTCTTGAGGAAGATTGGCGAAGAACTGTTGACGGCATACTTTCAATCGAAGCTAATGCTAGATTATATATAGACCAAGAACGAGAGAAGTTTTCCAAAGAAGAACTCGATCAGTTGTTTAATGTTTTATATGATGGAGAAAACAAAGGTAGAGTTTGGGTACATGCTCACTTTGGTACTAATAGTATTGAAGAAATATTTTCCAAACTTCGCTTTATGATTATTGGGTGTGGTTGCAAATGGGTAGTGATAGATCACTTACATATGCTTGTGTCGGCAGTTCACGAAGGCGATGAAAGGAGAGCCATAGATGATATTATGACTAGACTTAGAAGTATAGTTGAAGAAACAGGAGCAGGACTAATCCTGGTATCTCATTTAAGGAGAGTATCCTCTGATAAAGGACATGAACAAGGAATAGAAGTGTCGCTTAGTCATTTAAGAGGAAGTCAATCTATCGCACAATTAAGTGATTGTGTTATTGCTTTGGAGAGAAACCAACAAGCCGATAACAAAGAAGAATCTAACACTACTCGTTTGCGTGTTCTTAAATCTAGGTATACAGGAGATGTAGGTCTTTCCTCTTCTCTAAAATATGACCATGAAACAGGAAGGCTACATGAATTACCTAGAGATGCCTTTGAATTTGACGATTACGATAATGAACTTAGTATTTGACATAGAGACAGACGATCTAAAAGCTACAAAGATACATTGTCTAGTGGCTCAAGATGTAGAGACTAAGGAGATTTTTAAATTTCCTCCTGATAAATTAGAAGAAGGATATGCTTTTTTAGAATCTGCTGAGAAACTTATAGGCCATAACATTGTAGGTTTTGATATCCCAATGGTAGAAAAGTTTAGTAATGTTACATTGTCTCATAAAACAATAGTGGACACTCTTGTCCTATCTAGATTATTCAATCCTGTTAGAGAGGGAGGGCATAGCTTAGAGGTATGGGGCCATCGTTTAAGCTTACCTAAAATAGAATTTGAAGATTACCAAGAGTACAGTCCTGAAATGCTAAGATATTGTGCAAGAGATGTTCAATTAAATACTCTTGTGTTTGAACAGTTAAAGAAAGAAAGTAAAGGATTTACTAAAGATAGTGTTAGTTTGGAACATTCTACTGCTCGTATCTTAAAAGAACAAGAAGTGAATGGGTTTTTGTTCGATGATAGAAAAGCTGAATTGTTGTTGGCTGACCTAAGAGAACGAATGGGTAACATAGAGAGGGAAGTACATGAGGTATTTAAACCTAAACTTATAGATATAAAAGAAGTTAAACCTAAACTTAAAAAGGATGGTACTTTATCTAAACAAGGATTAACAGATGAAGAGTATGCAGAAAGAATAGAAACAAACGACATAACTCCCTTTACTAGACGTAAGCTACAAGACTTTAACTTAGGCTCACGTAAACAGATAGGAGAATACTTAATAGAGTTTGGTTGGAAGCCGAAGAAGATGACACCAACAGGGCAACCTATGGTAGATGAAAAGACTTTAGCTAACATAAAAGAGATACCTGAAGCTAGGTTGATTGCTAAGTATTTACTACTACAAAAAAGAATAGCACAAATAGATTCCTGGTTTGAAGCTCAACAGGAAGATGATAGAGTACACGGATTTGTTATACCTAATGGTACGATAACAGGGAGAATGGCACATAGGAATCCCAACATGGCTCAAGTACCTAGTGTAAAGAGTCCTTTTGGCGAAGAGTGTCGTTCTTGTTGGATTGTACCTGAAAGGTATAAGTTAGTTGGAATAGATGCTAGTGGACTAGAACTTAGAATGTTAGCACATTATATGAATGACGAGGAGTTTACAAATGAAATCATTAACGGAGACATACACACCTTTAATCAGAAACTTGCAGGACTTGAATCAAGAGATCAGGCGAAGACATTCATCTATGCCCTCATATACGGAGCAGGAGATGGAAAGCTTGGTAGTGTGGTTGGAGGAAATCAAAGAGATGGTAAAAGACTTAGACAACATTTCTTTGATAATAGGCCAACATTTAAGGCTCTTGGAGATAAAGTTAGACGATCAGCACAGAAAAAATATGTGAAAGGTTTAGATGGTAGGAAGATATTTGTTCGCCACCCCCATGCAGCATTGAATACTTTACTGCAAGG